TGGACATAACATGGACTACACAGGAAACGCCAACGTAGTTAAAAATTGGGAAGAAATTTATAATTTAGTTATAGATAATACTTGACAAGTTTTTAAATTTTGCTATAATATATAGGTAAAGGAGTAGAAAAATGCAAACATTTCCAATCGAAGAAGTATTAGCAGTAAGTTGTGCGGCACACAGAATTAATGACGGATTCATTAAAAAAGATCAAGTAAGATTTGATAAAAAGTATGAGAAGACAACTTGCAATAGTGACTTATTATACGATTATTTCTTTACTGATAAAAAGTTTAAAATAACTGATGCAGACAAAACTACTGCTACAGAAGTAAAAGAATATCTTTCAGGTCTAAGTTTTAAAGCAATGGAACGTGACCTTACAGAGTTTGAAAGCAATGTATTAAAGTTAGTTAGCTCTAAAGATATTGCTAAAGATAAATTAGGTATTGCGGCAAGTTTACCTAAAGTTTATTTAAACAAAGTAGATCAAGATAATTGGACTGACAGAGAAATGGAACTTTCTAGAACCAGTCAAAATATTGGTACTTTGCATCAAAGAGAAAGAATAAATGCAGTTGTAGAATTTACTAGATATATACCTAGAACAATGAGCTACATTGTTACTTGTAGTGTAAAAAATGAGCATATACTTAAATTTTTTACAGACAAAAAAATTGAAACAGGCAAAAAAGTTACACTTGAAGGATTTGTAAAGTCTCAAAATAAGGGTAAATATCATGGTGGACAGGAAACAGTTATTAACCGTATCAAGTTTATCGAAGACGAAACCAAATAGAGCGATTTCCCGGGTGCCCGGTGGTTAGAACACTCTTAAAACTAAAAAACCATAATTTGCCAGACAACTGATCAAGGTCTATAACTCGATCAGATTAGAAAGAACCTCTCTTATTAGATAGCGATCGAATAGAGGGGTTTTCTTTTTTGTGATAAATAGTAGTATAACAAATTAGGGAGTTATACAATGGCAGAAGACACAGTTAAAAAAGAATTTCATCCTGCTGATACAAACGGTGATGGAAAAGTAAGTAAAGCCGAAGAGGCAATGTATTTAGAGTTCAAACGTAAAGAATTAGAGGATATGGATGCTATGCGTGATGCTCAAAGAAGCATGGCATGGTTTGCCTTAAGTGGTATGTTACTCTATCCATTTGCAGTAGTAATTGCTGTATTGGCTGGACTTAATCAAGCAAGTGAAATACTTGGCGATATGGCCGCTACATACTTTGTAGCAGTTGCTGGTATTGTTGCCGCTTTCTTTGGTGCACAGGCATTTAGTAAGGGTAAGTAATAGTATGTTTATAAAACACTTTGTAAGAATGTTGACACGAGAAGAACTCAGTGATGAGGACGTTATTGTGTATTTTGACATTGTACAAAGTGTTGTACCAACTAAACTTTTAACAGCATATGATGATGAAAAATCTAAAGTAGGTATAGAAGTAATGGCATACACCAGCGAAGATGACGAAGGCGATATGTTTATATACGAAATTATTTTAGAAGATGAAATAGATTCAGAAGAGGGAGATGAAATATCAGACCTACTTTTTGATGAATTTCCTGATATCAAATTTACATTTGAAGCCTCTGTAGAGGTATAATGATCATAGAAGTCCATTATAATGGCAACGAATTTATCGCTTACGATAAAAAAACCAATCAAAAAATAACAGATAGATCTATTTTAGAAAACCTGTCTTTTCAACAATTTCCAGGAGTCAAAGGTGTTTTTGAAATATCTGTTGACTCTACCGCAAATCCTGTTATAATAGAACCATTACAAATAAATATTGGCATACAGGATACAGACAATGGCATTTAATAAAACATTCAATCAAGAAGAAGTAGCAAGGCTTAAAAAATTAATTCAGGAAGGAGATCAAGTTCTACATGAAGTTGACGCTCTAAGCACAGGCCTCCGTGAAACTGTTAAAGCAATAGCAGAGGAAATGGATCTTAAGCCTGGTGTTTTAATGAAAGCAGTAAAAATTGCTCACAAAGCCAAGTTCCAAGATGAATATGATAAGTTTGATGAACTTGAAACTATTTTGGAATCTGTTGGTAAAACACTATAATTAATTGACTTTATACCACTATTACTGTATAATAACAGTATGAGGATAGCACATCTATGAGTTACGTTGACGCATTTTACGATCAAGGCAAAGACATTGTCACTGTTGTAGAACGTGTGGACGGAGAACGTATAATTAAAGAGATTCCTCCTGTACACAATTTTTACTATGCAGATCCTAAAGGCAAACATAAGAGTATATATGGCGATCCTGTAACAGAAGTAAAGTGTGCTAACCTAAAAGATTTTAAAAAGAACATTGGTATTAATAATAACAATAAACTTTTTGAAAGCGATTTAAGACCACTAAACAAAGTATTAGCAGGAAATTATACAGGTGTTGATGCCCCTAATTTAAATGTAGCATTTTTTGATATCGAGGTAGACTTTGATCCACAACGTGGGTATAGTAGTCCTTCAGACCCTTTTACGCCAATAACTGCAATAGGTGTATATTTACAATGGATGGATGCTATGATATGTTTAGCAGTACCTCCTAAAACACTTAGTTGGGAACAGGCACAAGAAGTTGTTAAGCCTTTACCTGAAGTGATGCTGTTTAGAACAGAAAAAGAAATGCTAGATACATTTTTAGATATTATTGAAGATGTTGATGTACTTAGTGGTTGGAATAGTGAAGGTTATGATATTCCGTATACTGTAAATAGGATTACTAAAACATTAGGCAAAGCAGAAACAAGACGTATGTGTTTACTTAAAAAGTTGCCTAAGCGAAGAGAGTATGAAAAGTTTGGCAGTGAAGTTGTTACATATGACTTAGTAGGTAGAATACATTTAGATTATTTAGAGCTTTATAGAAAATACAATTACGAAGAAAGACACAGTTACAGATTGGACTATATTGGAGAAATGGAAGTTGGCGAGAAAAAAGTTCCATATGAAGGTAGTTTAGATAGACTTTACAATCATGACTTCCTAAAGTTTTGTGAATACAATATACAAGACGTAATGCTATTAGATAAACTAGACAAAAAGTTACAGTTTGTTGACTTAGCAAATATTATCGCACATGAAAATACAGTATTGATTCCAACTACTATGGGTGCTGTAGCAACAACCGAACAAGCAATTATAAATGAAGCACACAGACGTGATATGGTTGTGCCTGATAAACCTAAAGCATCTGAACGTGATAGTGCCGCAGGTGCCTTTGTGGCAACTCCTAAGAAAGGTTATCATGATTGGGTAGGCAGTATGGACTTAAACAGTCTATATCCAAGTGTGTTTAGAGCATTAAACATGGCGCCTGAGACTATTGTGGGGCAATTAGAACTTAGTTATACATCAGAAGAGATTAGTAATGCTATGCGATTAGAGAAGAAAAGTTTTGCAGATGCTTGGCATGGAAAGTTTGGTACAAATGAATTTGAGTTTGTTAAAAATAAAGATGTAGACCATCCTATGAAGTTAGAAATGGAAGATGGTGGTGTACATGACGTAACAGGTGCTGATGTATATAATTTAGTTTTTAATAGTGGCCAACCCTGGAATATAAGTGCTAATGGTACTATTTTTAATACAGCCGTACAAGGCATTGTGCCTGGCTTATTGGAACTTTGGTATACTGATAGACAAAGTATGCAGAAGAAGAAAAAGGAATCAGAAGGCGCAGAACAAGTATATTGGGATAAAAGGCAGTTAGTTAAAAAGATTCAGTTAAACAGTTTGTATGGTGCGATACTTAATCCTCATTGTAGGTTTTATGATAAACGTATAGGGCAAAGTACTACATTAACAGGCAGAGCTATCACAAAACACATGGCGGCAGAAACAAACAGAATATTTACTGGTGAGTATGACTATGAAGGAGAAACTATAATTTATGGTGATACTGACTCTGTGTATTTTAGTGCGGCACCTATTATGGGGGAGCAAGAGTTAGATATGGATAGTGCTATTAAATTATATGATCATGTATCAGATACAGTAAGCAGTACTTTCCCTAAGTTTTTAAAGGATACATTTAATGTGCCTTTAGAGCGTGGTGCTGTAATGATTGCAGGTAGAGAAGTTGTTGGTAGAGCAGGACTGTTTTTAACTAAAAAGCGATATGGTATATTATGCTTAGACATTGAAGGCTATCAGCCCGAAGGCGGCAAACTAAAAGCAATGGGTTTAGAAATTAAACGTTCTGATACTCCTGAATTTATTCAAGACTTTTTAGAAAAACTTTTAGTAGATTGTTTAAATGGTCTTGGAGAAGATCATGTTATAGAAGAAATTAAAGAGTTTAAAAAGTATTTTAAAAACTTAAATCCTTGGGAAAAAGGAATGCCTAAACGTGCTAATAATGTTACTATGTATGCTTCTCGTATGGCAGAGCAAGCCAGAGCGCCTAGCACAAATACATTACATAAATTAAATGCTCTCAAAAATGAAGGTAAAAGCAATATGATACCTGGGCATGTAAGGGCTAGTATTAATTGGAACAATCTTAAAAAAGCAAATAGTGATGCTTATAGTTTAAGTGTTACTGATGGTGCTAAAGTAATTGTATGTAAGTTAAAAAACAATCCCATGGGCTATACTAGTGTAGCATATCCTACAGATGAACTTAATTTACCACAATGGTTTAAAGAATTACCATTTGATGAAGAGGCTATGGAAGAAACAGTATTAGATAAAAAAGTTGCTAATGTTATAGGTCCAATGGGCTTTGATTTAAGCAGAACAACACAAAGTGAAACGTTATCAACGTTTTTTGAATTTTAATGAAAGTTGGTAACGTTTTAGTAGTAGGTAATTTAACATCACATATATGGAAATGTGTTGAAGAGCAAAGAAAAATCGAAAAAAATGGTGAAAAAGATCTTGACAAATCTAAATAACAATGTATAATGATATATTAATCTTGGAGAAATGAATGGCAATTAAAGACATAATGAAAGACGTACTTAAACATACACATGGTTTAGGTATTTTTGAAATGGTTAAGATTTCAGGTGATGTTGAAAAGACTACTGTTGAAACAGTTGATGCAGACAAAACTGTAATCTTTAAAGGCGAAACACATAATCCTTATCCTGAGTTTGTTGACTCAACAGTTGGGTTAAGTAGAATGCAGGTACTAGATGGATATTTAAAGTATCCTGGATTTGATGGTGAAGGATCAGATGTTAAAATTAACACACAAGACCGTAATGGTGATGTTGTTCCTGTTGAAGTAGAATTTACAAGTGCTGATGGAAATGACGCACATTACAGATTTATGTTAGCAGATGTTATTAATCAGCAACTAAAAGAAATTAAATTTAAAGGTGCTGAGTTTGATTTAAATATTGTTCCTAGCGATAAAAATTTAAAAGATATGGCATACTTTAATAGTGTACTAGGTGGTTTTGAAGCAAACTTTAGTCCTAAAACTGATGGCACTAGTTTATGGTTCCATATTGGAGATGGTGTAAGCGACAGAACAAAAATTTTAATTAATAGTGATATTGACGGTAGTATTACAGGAGACTGGAAATGGCCATTAGATATTGTTTTAAAAATATTAAGGTTAAGCGATACAGGAAACTGTGTAATGAGTATTAACGATCAAGGATTATTGCAAATTATTGTAGATAGTGGCTTGGCAAAATACACATACTTACTGCCTGCAAGGAGTAATTAATAATGTATGATTTAGGAAAGACACAAAAAGATTATGCTTTTTACTTGCCTGCTATTAGTAGTTTCTATGTAAAGCAACTAGAGAAACTTATTAATGAAGGCGCTCCAAGAATACCTGATGGCTTTGAATTAGGGCATGAAGGTATGGATTTCCTAAAAGACAAAGATACATATTATTACTATCCTTGGGGGTTGTATTCAGCCGGTCATGCTCAGTTAGATCTAAGTAAATTAGATGGTGAGCCTATGATTACTGATAGAGACAGAAGCAAAACAATGATACTTGGCGACTCAGGTGGTTTCCAGATTGCTACTGGAGTCATCAAAATGGATTGGGAGAACGCAATTAATCCTGATGATCCTGCAAGAATAGAACTTGTAGATAAAATATTAAAATGGGAAGAAGAACAATGTGACTGGGCAATGACACTTGATGTTCCTCCATTTGCGGCCTTTCCTCCTTTTAATAAAAAAACTGGACTAAAAACATTTGAGCAAACAATGACTATTAGTTTGTATAACTTAGATTACTATATGAAGAACAGAACACCAGGCAAGTGTAAGTTCTTAAATGTAATGAGTGGTGTTGACCAGCCTACATGTGATGAGTGGTATGAAAATGTTAAGAATTTTAGTGATCCTAAGTTTTGTCAAGAAGCATATGGGAATAGTGAACTTGCATTAGAAGGATATGCATTTGCTGATTTACAAAAACGTAATATGAGAATGGCACTAAGACGTATTTTAAAACTTAGGGAAGATGGCTTACTAGAAGGCAAAGGTTGGATACATTTCCTAGGTACAGGTAAACTGGACTGGGCATGTTACTTAACTAGCATACAAAGAATGTTAAGAAAACATGATAGTCCAGAAATATGTTTAAGTATGGATGCCGCAAGTCCTTTTGTTAATAGTGCATATGGTTCTACATATACACATAACAGTTTCCATCCTAAAAAGTTTAGTTACTTAATGGATAGAGCAATAGACAATCAGGAACTTAAAGGCTCTGACTTGCCTATGCCTTTTGCACACTCTCCTATAATGAGCAGACTAACTGCTGGAGATATTTGTGCGATGGCTGAAGGAGACTTGGACAAGAACGGTAAAGCAAAAGGTCCAGATAGTACAAGTTGGGACACACAGAGCTACTTATACTACATGGGACATAGTGTTTACAATCATATAACTGCGGTACAAGAAGCAAACAGACTAGCAGATGTAGAAAAGTATAGAACTAATATTCATTATAGTGATTACATTAATGATAAAACAAATGGCAAAAGCAATGAGTTCAGTCCTTATGTTCCTGCAAAAGCATTATACTTTGATAGTTTTTGCCAGGAAGTATTAGACCCTAAACTATCTATAAACGAAGCATATAACTTAATAGAAAAAAATAAAAAACTATTAGATGATTTAAGTTTTGGTGCTAAAACTAATGCTGGATTTGGACAGTTTTTTGAAGAAGCAGAGTTTGATGCAGACGATGATGTTAATGCTATGGGACACGAAATTATGTCTGGGGATTTTGAGGTATAGTAAATGAAGGACAAGCCTAATTTTAATGACGTAAAATTCTTTGTTGGTAAAGAAGTTGAGCATACCGTTGCACAAGGTGAAACTACCTTGTTTGTAGCAGGTTGGCAACCAGTAGAAGAAATTTTAAGCAGAGCATTAAATGAAAAATGTACTCATATACACCTGTGCTATTTTGATGCAGAAAGATTTGATCAATGGAAACTTTGGGAAGAATTACTTTTGCATTTATGCGATAACGGTGTTAAGGTTACATTAGAGTTTGAAGTTAAGTATGCAGAAGATATATTTAAAATGGGGTTACACGATTATAGCAATTTTATACCTGTTATAACCGCAGTATTGCCTAATTCTTCTAAATACAATTTCAATACAGCATTTAAAATTGCTGATAAAGGGTTTGACAAGACCAATGAAGGTACTTGGTCAATGCAATTACAAGATGTATTAGATAAGGAACACTTTATTCCTTGGTCTAAATACACTGATGGAGGCGATAAGCCAGTAGAATGAAAATAGATATAACAGCAACAGACGATGACGGTATTCAATCTTCAGTAAGTTTTGAAAGCGACTTCGAACATGAAGAAGACTTTAGAGATTTTACCGTATTAATGTTTAAAATTTTAATTAAAAATGGTGCTAATGTACCAGAAGAATTGGTTGAAGAACTAGAAAAACTGTAAATAAACACTATAGAAGGCAGATTATTATGAGAAGTATTTGGGTAACATTTAGTAAAGAAGGCATACATTTCTATCCAGGAGCAGACACAGATCCTAAATTAGCAACAGGTGATTGGGATGATGTAAGTTTTTTAGGTTATAAACACAGACATATATTCCATTTTAAAGTATGGATTGAAGTGTTTCATGATGATAGAGATATAGAATTTATACAATTTAAAAGATGGCTTGAAAGTTTGTATAACGAAGAAGTTATACAACTTAATAACAAGTCATGCGAGATGATCGCAGATAATTTAGCGGAACAGATACAGAATAAGTATCCTGGCCGTTGGGTAAAAATTTCAGTAGCAGAAGATAATGAAAATGGTGCTGAAATGGAATATGATAAATCACCATAAAAGGAGAAAAATATGGAAACGCATTTACAAATAAAAGTAGCAATGGAAACATACTTAGCAGAACATGAAAAGTTTGAAGTTAATGGTATTAAGGCAAGTTCTGCCAGAGCCAGAAAAGCACTTATGGAACTTACTAAACTTGCTAAAACAAGAAGAACTGAAATCCAAGAAAAAAGGAATTCAATGTAATATGGAAAAAGACGACAAAAGTAATACTGAGTCTAAGCCTAATGTTATTTCTAAAGAAGAAGCAGATAGGAAAAATGACTTCGCACAAGATTTAAATGATGAGATTACTGATGTTGTTGATTATGGGAATTTAAGCGATGAGTAAATTAATATATGTTCCATTAGAACACATCGACGGTAGATATACTGTTCATATGGATATTGCTATTGAAGAGTATCTGAACAGAGAAAATATTGAATATATTAAAGTTATGCCTACGTATGAAACTCCTCCACTTCCTGAGGGACAATTTTTAAATTCTGCTTTTACAAGTAAATTTAAAGCATTGCAAATAGCAGAAATATCAGACTTAATAGAACGAGGTGTCATAACAGATGGTGACACTTTATTCTTTAGTGATATATGGTTCCCAGGAATAGAAAGTATTGCTTACATGAAATATTTTAACAAGATGGATAATCTTAAAATTACAGGCATTATACATGCTGGTAGTTTTACTGATACAGACTTTGTTAGAGATATGGAACGTTGGGCAAAAAACTTTGAAGATATTATTTTTGATATTAGTGATACAATTTATTGTGCAAGTAATTTTATTAAAAATGATATTATAAAGAAAAGAATGATTAATCCTAATAAATTAGTTGTTTCAGGTTTGCCTGTAGACTACTCAGGATTAGAAGAACACAAAGGTCAGACTAAAAAAGATATTGTTATCTTTAATGGTAGACTTTGTGATGAAAAACAACCTTGGTTGTTTAATGAACTGCAAAAGCAAGTAAGTAAAAGAGTTGATAGAGATGTACAATTTCTTAAGACACAGGAACTGAATCTTAGCAAGGAAGAATACTATAGTTTACTAGGAAAAAGTAAAGCAGTAGTAAGTTATGCCTTGCAAGAAAACTTTGGCTTTGGTGTTGCTGAAGCCGTTTATTTAGGTTGTACACCTGTATTGCCTAATAGATTAGTGTATCCTGAACTGTACCCAGACACAAAACTATTTGATAGGTTTGACGAAAGTGTGGATATGGTAATAAATGCACTTAATGATTATCAAGAGCAACAAATAGTCTTAAATACCGATCAAGTAATGCAAACCTGGTTTGGTGTTAGAGATAACACAGGCGACAAAATATGAGCAGAAATGAAGAAAAAACAATTTTAGTAACTGGTGGTAGTGGATTTATAGGTAGTGTAACTTGTAAATTACTTGTTGAATCTGGTTACAATGTTATAAATGTGGACAGAGTAAAAAGAGCATTAGATGGCGTAACACAATATCCATTTGATATCAGTAACTCTCAAATTAAAGGTGTTATTGAAATGGTTAAACCTGATGCAATTATACATTTAGCGGCTTACCATAGTGTACCTAAAAGCATTGTTGAGGCAAAAGACTATTATCAAAATAATGTAGAAAACTCTATAAAATTATTACATCATGCTATAGACGGTGGTGTAAAACATTTTGTTTTTAGTAGTTCAAGTTCTGTTTATGGTGACTCAGACAACTTATTGAACTCAGAAATAGATGAAATCAATCCTAAAACACCTTATGGTAGAACTAAGGCAATGGTGGAAACTATTTTGGAAGACCTATCAGCAGTACATGATTTTACTTTTAGTAGTTTAAGATATTTTTGTGCCGCTGGTAGTTACGAAGGATTAGGATATCAATTAGATCCTAAAGAACATATAATGCCTGTTTTAGTAGACAAGGCACTTAATGGCGGAAAGTTTATTGTAAATGGAGATGATTACGACACAATAGATGGAACCTGTGTTAGAGATTATACTCATGTATTAGACATAGCAACTGCTCATTTGGCATCATTGAACTATCTGTTTGATGGTGGAGACAGTGGTATATTTAACATTGGTGCTGGCTCGCCTAAAAGCATAAAGCAAGTAATAGCAGAAGTAGAAGCTCAAACAGGCAATACTATTGATGTTGAATATGGCCCAAAAAGAGAAGGCGATGCCGCCAAAACAGATGCAAATATATCCAAAGCAATGGATTTATTTGGTTGGGAACCAACAAATTCTTTAGAGGACATTGTAAGGTCAGAAATTGAATTCCAATCGTCCAAGAAAAAATAACTTGACATTGTAATCTTTTCTGCTATAATATCATTATGGCAAAACTATACTATTCTAATAAAGATCTAGAAAAAGATCTTAGCGAAATAACAAGACAAATTCATGTTAGTGGCTTTAGACCAGATGTAGTAATCGGTCCTGGCAGAGGCGCCTTTGTGATGGGTGTAATGCTTAGTCATTACTATGAAGTTCCCTTTCATGGTTTCGAATGGCAAACCAGAGATCATGGAATGATCAAGGAATCAACTAGATTAGAAACAATTTTATCTAAATACAGTAGTGATGATATTTTACTAGTAGATGATATTAATGATTCTGGTGAAACATTAAATGCAATTAAAGGTGTTGTAGATAAATGGGATGAAGAAGAAAATAATAATCTTTTAGCATTGCATGAAGGCATAAAGTATGCTACACTATTTGATAAAGAAAGTAGTTCATTTGAGTATGTCAGTTACACAGGTAACAGAGTAACACCAGAAGAAGAAAAATGGATTGTTTTCCCTTATGAGGAGTGGTGGAAGTGAGTACGGTACAAAGTCTAACAAATCATTTAAAACATTTGGAAGACATACACCGAGAACTAGATAAAAAGATTACAAGGCATTGGGAACATCATGATAGTGATGATAAAGTTAGACAAGAGAAGTTTGAGAAACTTGCTCTTAAAAGAGAAATTGAAGAACTAAGAATAAAAATTAAGGAAATGCAAAATGAAAGTAAGTGAAAAAATTACACAAAGAGTTAAAGAAGCAGGTCATAAGTATTGGGCAAGTGATAATGTTTCTGAGTTTATGGACGAAGGAGACGATCAAGCTCTTATAGAAGAACTAGTTCCTCATTTTGAGGGTGTTTTAGATACACTAATTATTGATAGGCATAATGATCCTAACAGCCAAGGTACTGCAAGACGTCTTGCTAAGATGTACATTAATGAACTAATGTGGGGCAGATATAACAATATGCCTAATGCCACAGCATTTCCTAATGATATAGAAGAAGGTTACAAAGGTATGTTAGTTGTAAGAAGTGAAATACAAAGTATGTGTTCACACCATCATCAGCCTGTTAAAGGTATTGCATATATTGGTATCATTGCAGGAGAAACTCTTATAGGGCTTTCTAAGTACACTAGAATAGCACAATGGTGTGCTAGACGTGGTACATTGCAAGAAGAACTTGCTAATGACATTGCTAAAGAAATAAAGGCGGCAACTGGTAGTGTAAACTTAGGTGTATACATACAAGCAACACATGGTTGCGTAGAGAACAGAGGTGTATTAGCACATAGCAGTTTAACACAAACAACTGTTTTAGAAGGTAGATTTATGGAAGATCAAAGTACTAAGAAAGAGTTTTTTGATAATATTAAACTACAACAACAACATTCCTGCGGAACCTAATGATTGATACTCGAAATGGACACTTAGTTATAGGCAGACATGCTGTGCCTGTTAGAGAGATTACTAATGCAATTTGTGATAGAGTAGATATGGATTGGCTTACTAATAGGTATCCATTACAAAAATCAGATGTTATGGCATGTATAGATTGTATTGCTGATTTAGATAATCTAAATGGTAAAGGAGATTTAACACTTAGAAATTCTGCTATTAATATTGGAGAAGTTACAGTAGAAACAAAAACAATTTCAGATATATTTTTTTTAAAGGCAATACAATATGGAGCAATATTCCTTCCTAAAGAATATGATTTTAATACCTTATATGACAAAGGATTTAGGATGTTAGCAATAGAGTCTTTTGAAGATGTTTTAAACGGTAGTGTTACTTTTAAAAGTAGTGACTTGCATAATATTGTATATAATGCTATAATGGAAATTACTGACGGGGAGTTTAATAAAGAAGATTTTGTAAATTTTTTAAAGCAACAAGATGGATAAACCTACATTAAAATATAGCGAAACATTTTATTCTGCACAAGGAGAAGGCCAATATGTTGGTATCCCTAGTTTGTGGATGAGATTTTTCCTATGTAATTTACAATGTAATGGATTTGGTCAAAGTGATCCAACAGATCCTAGTACATATGATTTACCTTATGAAAAGTTAGATATCACAGACATAACAAATGTATTTGATTTGCCTGTGTTTGAAAAGGGTTGTGATAGCAGTTATACTTGGAGTAAAAAGTATAAGCACTTAATAACTGATAAGACGGTGGAAGAGGCAGTAGACGAACTTACAGCCCTTCTGCCGCACTCCCAATTTGTACATCCAGTTACTGGGCAAAGTGTACATATGGTGTTTACAGGTGGTGAGCCTATGTTAAAAAACACACAGCCAGGTATGATGCATATAATAGAAGAGTTTAAACGCAGAAAGAATCAACCTATGAACGTTACTGTGGAAACTAACGGCACTAAGCCTATTACAGACGAGTTTGCTGAATACATACAACGTGAATATCCAGCATGGGCTAATGGTTCTGAATGGTATTGGAGTCTAAGTCCTAAGTTATGGAGTACTGCTGGTGAGAAACCTAAGAAAGCAATCAAGCCTGAAGTAATTGGTAGATATGCAGAAGTAAGTCCACATGGTCAACTGAAGTATGTAGTAAATGGCACAGACGAAAGTTGGCATGAAGTAGAAGAGAATACAAAAATGTTTAGAGATGCCGGCTGTGACTTTCCTGTATGGATTATGGGAGTCGGCGGCACCTTTGAAGGATTGGTACAAACAGAGGCAAGTATAGCCGATGAGGCAATACAACGTGGATATAATTATACTAGCAGAGTTCACGTACACATTTATGGTAATGCAATAGGAAAATAATATGGATGAATTTGATAAAAACTTTATAAAAAATATGAGTCCGCTTCTAATAACCGCACTTGTTATGTTCTTTATAATGATAGCATACGAAACAAGAGCAGATGAAGATAAAATTGTAGGTTATACGGAACACGGTATTCCTGTTACAGAAGATGAAATACAAGTTAGAAGTATTAATATTGACACAATTAGAACTTGGAAGTGGATTGAAGAAACAGAAACACTTAGGCTTACATTAAATAGAAAAAGACAAGTAGATGTAAAATTTTTTAACAAATGTTTTGATATACCTTATGCAATGGGTTTACAATTTAAAACTTGGGGCAGTACTAGTTTTGTTGGTAAGGGTGACGGAATAATTCCTGTTAGTTTTACTAATAGCAAAGCATTATACCCATGTACAATTAAAAGTATGATAGAAGTTATAGAGGAGAAAGAAGATGGCGAAGAAAACTAAATTACCATTTAGTATGATGCCTGCCAGTTGGGGGCTTAAAGGTAAGACTCGTGCGATAGCAGAAGCAGAATATTACTATGAGGGTGAAGAATTAGAAGAGGTACTTGCTGAGTTAAATGCTGAAAGCGACATAGATAAAGAAGTTGCTAAGTTAGACGTGCAATTTAAAAACAATAAGATTGGAAAATACGAATACGATAAAGCGATTGCTGATCTTAAAGATGAACCATATGTAAATGTTATAACATTAGATGTAAATCCAGAAAATGCAAAAGCAGGATATATGGAACTTGACTGGAATGATCACTTTGTAGGCTTTTTACATAAAAATGGATATACAGGTGAAAGTGATGAAGCAGTTGTTAATAAGTGGTTTAATGATGTATGTAGAACAGTATTAGTACAAGAAATAGCAGATCAAGATTATGGATTACAACAAGAAGGAGAAACTGATGTCATCAGAACAAATGGAGACACAGGCCAAGACGAAACTAGCGATCCTAGTTAAGTCTATAGAGCCAATTGTAGAAAAACAATTAGAGGATTTTACATCTGCTGAAGTAGAATACATATTGGCTAATTTTAGAAAACATTTAAAATACGATCTAACAAGAGATTTTGAAAAACTTCGTGAAAAGAACTTGAAAGAATCTCCTTTTGATGCTATAATAAATGATGACTTAGGATTTAATAATGAGTAAAAAGACATACATATTAGTAGATAGTTTAAACATGTTCTTCCGTGCTAAACATGTTGGTGGAGGAAGAGATATAGATATGCGAGTTGGAATGGCTATGCATATTATGTTTAACAGTATTAAAAAAGTATGGCGTGATTTTGATGGCGATCATGTTGTCATGTGTTTAGAAGGTCGTTCATGGCGTAAGGACTTTTATGCACCGTATAAGGCAAATAGAAAAGTCACAATGGATAAAAGAAGTGTTAGAGAACAGGAAGATGATGAATTGTTTTTTGAATCTTATAATGACATGGTAGAGTTTTTGGATAAACGTACTAATTGTAGTGTTATACAACAACCTAATGCTGAAGCAGACGACTTAATTGCTACATGGATACAAGAACATCCAGAAGACAATCATGTAATTATAAGTACAGACAGCGACTTTTATCAGCTCTTAGCACCCAATGTAACACAATATAACGGCACAACAGACCAAATAGTTAGTTTAGAAGGGTTTAAGGATTGTAAAACAGGTGAGTGGGTAATAGATAAAAAGACAGGTGAAAAGAAAACTCCGGTAGTGCCTGAATGGGTATTATTTGAAAAGTGTGTTAGAGGAGACTCTAGTGATAATATCTTTAGTGCCTATCCTGGTGCTAGATTAAAAGGTACTAAAAATAAAACAGGAATTACAGAAGCCTATGAAGATAGACACACAGGCGGATACAATTACAATAACTTTATGTTACAACGTTGGGTAGATCATGAAGAGCAAGAGCACAGAGTAAAAGACGATTTTGAACGTAACAAAATACTAATTGACCTAACGCAACAACCTGATGAGATAAAAGCAGAATGTAAGCAACGAATTGCAGAAGCAAAAGAGCAAGAAACTAAACAGCAGGTTGGTATATATTTTATGAAATTTTGTGCTAAATGGAATCTAGAACGTATGAGTCAGAATCCAGGAGATTATGCGGAGTTTATGAATGGAAAAGCCTGATCCAGTAGAAGAAGCAATGAAGCGGATTTGTATGGATTGGCCTAAAAATCCACATTGGATTTATACTAGTCCTGATCAAGATAAAGTATATAGACAAATGAGGCAAGATGTGTGCCCAGAGCTGTTTAAAAATGCAAAAGGCACACCTAACAAGCAACTTTATTCCATTGGTGGAGTAGTTGTTGGAAAAGACGAAGACTATGGTAATAAGGAGAATAGAGCATGGTAAAAAATAAAGGAAAAGCAGAACTTCAACAAATATCTGATGTTGCTTGGTTAGTTCGACAAGGTAAAAATAAAATGGGTATCTTAAATAAAGATGTTCAAAATCATTTCTTTTATATAAATGGTTCTAAAGGGATTGCTTTAGACAACGAAGAAGAAGTAGAAAACTTTTTTGGAAACTCTGATATTTTTAAAGAGCAAATTACTGTGTCTCCTACAGAGCCAGAAGCATTTTATATTAAAGGGCATTTAATAGACTATGAAACACCATATCCATTAGATCCAAGTGAGCCTAATTATGATCCTGATGTACCATTATATACTAAAACGCCTGATAGCGACATATATTATGCCGCAGGATGGTATTGTATAAATTTCGATAAGTGTTGGAAACACGGACACGGGCCTAAGTATAGCACACTTATTAAATATGGATTTAGAGGTCCTTTTAAAACAGAAGAAGAATGTAAAGTTGTTCTAAAACAAATTAATAAGGAAAGGAAAAAACATGAACGATCTACAAAAACTGATGTTGCATTTATATAACCTGCAAAAATCAGGTCATAAAGAGTTTAATGTTAATGTAGAATGGTTACTAAGTGTTCTCAATAATCTGCCTAAAGACAAACAAGAGCAAGTCTCTAAAGAACTAGATTTAGACGGTGGAAAATTTGAAGACTTTTGAGTTACCTGATAATTGTGGATACAATAAAATTTTTCGGTATAATTGGATAACACCTGTGTATGGTTTATCTATGTCACTTATACCAGTTATACATGACCTATGTAAAAAAAGGTGGGGTTGGCATTTTAAACCTAACCCTGATATGAATTACAACGATGAAAAATGGTTTGAAAAACAAAATATGGTTTTATCCTTTGAAGACGAAAAAGACCTTGTTTTTGTTAAGATAAGCATAGATATTAATAAATAAAAGCATGAAAACAGGCACACTTAACTTTTGGAACAACAGAAAAAACTACGGCGTAGTAAATGTTGGTAAGTCAAATATATACATAAAAAGACATCATGTCACTAATCCAGCATCACCTAATGTTTTATCAGCAGGAATGGAAGTAGACTTTGATACTGATATAAATGGTATGGAAATTAAGTCAACGTGCGATTTAACACCTAAAACTAAAAGCGAATAATGAAAGTAGAAATTTATAGTAAGCCGGCATGTCCATTTTGTGTACAGGCAAAAGCATTGGCTGAGAGAGAAGGACACGAATTAACATACAAAATGCTAGATGAGGATTTTAACAGAGAAACATTAATGGAAACATTTCCAGGTGCTAGAACATTCCCTCAAATCATTGTAGACGGAGAAAAAATAGGAGGCTTTACAGAATATAAAGCCTTAGTAGAAGCAAGTAAATAATGAAAGAATTAGGAATGGCTTTATTAGGAACATTTGCAATAGCAATATTCTTTGGCTTTAAAATTTATCCAGACTTAGAATACACAGGCGGCACTAGTAATACTAGTTGCACAGGCGAGTGTTATGTTGCGTATGTTGAACAGTTTGGTACACCAGCAGAAATAGAGCAACGTAAAAAAGAATTAGCAAGTGCTGACGAGTTCAGTAGCATTAGAAGTTTATGGGCAGGTTGTGCCGCATGTCATGGACAAGCAGGTGAAGGTATGGCAGTATTTCCAGCATTAGCAGGTAGAGATAAATCATATATTGTAAACAGACTCGTTCAATATAAAAACAAAGAGCAAGTTGGTGCAATGAGTAGCACTATGTGGGCACAGGCAGGAATGTTATCCGCAAAGGATATGGAAACAATTGGTGCTTTTATTGAAGCAGGCCTTCCAAGCAAATAAACAACTGTTTTAATAGCAAAAAAAGATAAATATGTGTATAGGAGAATTACACATATGAGCAGACCTAAGCCAACAATATTACTAGAAGCGGTTAACAAGCAGACGTTTAAAGCAGAACAAATACTCTCTGCAGATGCTATTTTCAGTGTTTTCTATGATGGTAAACCAATCAATTTAAGAACTTTACACACACTTCTTTCCTATCCTGGTCCTAAGTATAAAAAAGTTTCTTTTAGTAATAGTGGGCATGCCTTTAATTTAGCAGAACGATTAAACAAAACATTTTCTACAGATCTATTTACAGTAGTCATGCTTACCGAAGGTAAAGTGGTTACTGAAGATGACATCAAGTAATAAACACATACAATATCAAATTTTAGATAAGATTATATCCTTTATCGAAGAAGGTTTATTGGAAAGCAAGTCTAGACGTCCTGGGTATAATAAAATGAATAAGTTTTATGAGCAGTTTTTAGAAGACAATAGAATACAACTTGCATATAAAATTTTTAATAACTTTAGAATAGATAATGGTGTGCCTAAAGGTATTCGCTTAACATATTTAGGAAACGAACTTCTTAAAAGACAATTTACTGCATATGACTATAGTCATAATATAGTTCCTACACCTAAAATGTATTTAGTTTTAGATCAGCAAATGAAATGGCCATATTATTTTACTAAGAAAAAGATGGTTTTTTATGATGCAGAAGATTCTGCATGGTATAAACTTAATGGTTCAGATATTTCGGCCTTTATTGATGTAATATAGGCTTGACAATATCCTATTTTAGTGTATAATACTTGTATGTTTAGTGTTATACTGAACTCAAATAAGTAAAAAATAGGAGATGTCAATGACAATTACTAAAGAAAGCAAAGTGCTATCAGCACTTCAATCAGGTAGAACTCTAAGTTCTGCACAACTAAGAGCTCAATTCGGAGCAGGTAACCCACAAGCAGTTATCCAAGCATTAAGATTTAAAGGTTATCCAATCTATCTTAATACTGTAACTGATACCAAAGGAAGAAGCAGAAATGTTTACAGACTTGGTACTCCAAGCAGAGCAGTAATTGCCGCTGGTTATAAAGCAATGGCTAATTCATAAGTTCTACTTATGGTATAAAAAGGCACTTAGGTGCCTTTTTTTATGGCTTGACAAAAGTTAGATAATGTGTATAATGTATAGACAACTTAGGAGATAACAATGATTATGACAGATGCAGGACCTTATAAATTTACATATAACGATAATGAAAGTTATGATAGTAATTTTAGTGTTTGGTCTCAATTAAACACAGAAGAAAGAATTGCATTTAATGAGGAACCTTATACAAGAGAAGAGCAAGAAAAATTATTTTCAAAACTTTTTTCAAATAAGGCTTGACTTAGAGTAATTTTTTGTTATACTATTTGTATAGGTTAAATTAAGGAGTAACTAAAAATGGAAACATTAAACGTAAGAGCAAAATCAGTAAAGCCAATTATTCTAAGGGCTTTAAAAGTAAACAGACCAATTTTTATCTGGGGAGCACCTGGAATTGGTAAATCTGAATTAGTGCAAGGACTTGTTGACGAAGGTGAACTAGGAAATGCTCTAATGATAGATATGAGGTTGGCATTATTAGAGCCAACTGATCTAAGAGGGTATCCTTTTAGAAATCCTGAAAACAACACAATGGAATGGAGCCCGCCAAGTGACTTGCCTAGTCAAGATCTTGCAGACTCATATGACAATGTTGTATTGTTTTTAGACGAATTAAATTCAGCACCTCCAAGTGTACAGGCGGCGGCTTATCAGTTAGTATTGAACAGACGTATTGGACAATACAATTTACCTGATAATGTAAAAATTATTGCGGCAGGTAACCGTGAAACTGACAGAGGTGTTACTTATAGAATGCCTGCACCGTTGGCTAACAGGTTTAGACATATTAATATGGAAGTAAACTTTGAAGATTGGTCTCAATGGGCAATGCAAAATACAATACATCCTGATGTTATAGGATATTTAAGTTTTTCAAAAGGTGATCTTTTTGACTTTGATGCAAAAAGCAGTTCACAATCATTTGCAACACCAAGAAGTTGGACCTTTGTAAGTGAGATGTTGGCGGCAGATGGCTTCGATAACGCAGATGCTTTTGAGCAGAAAGCCGAGATAGCAGGTGCTATTGGAGAAGGAATGGCAATCAAGTTTGTAGAACACAGAAAGATTGCTAGTAAACTACCTAACCCTGACCAAATTATTGGCGGAGAAGTTAAAAAACTAGATACTAAACTGTCTAAGGAAATATCTGCAAAATACTCACTAGTAGTAGGACTTGCATATGAGCTTAATGAAATGTTTAAAGAAAATGGCATTGACGATAAGTTCAGGAAGGCCCTTAATAATACTGTTAAGTTCAGTTATGATAACTTTGAGCCTGAAATGGTAGTGTTTTTATTTAAAACAATCATGAAAGATTATCAGATTAGGTTCAATGTTAGAACTGATCTTGATAAAGAACTTCATAAAACATTTAGTGAGAGGTATACAAAATACATAGCCTAATGGAGAGGCGATAGTTTAAACTCGAGTACCTACCTATGTTACTCCCTACCTAAGAATGCTCGAGTTTGATCCCCCTGGTAACAGGGGGATTTTTTATTGAACCGTGTAGTAGAGTGCCTGAAAACAGTAGGGCCAGATGTTACTACAATATGGCAAAAGCCTAGTTGAAAGATCCGTTAGTATAGTATGTCCTAGAAAGCGGATTTTCCCTTTTAAATAAACTATAAATATAATTATGTCATTATGGTACACACAAGGTTTTACTACCGACGCCGCAGAGCCTGATAATATAATAGGTATCCACGATTTAAAGATTCAACAAAAAATTTTAAACCAATTAAATGATAACGATTGTTTAATAGATACTACTTGGATAAAACCTACTGATAAATTAGAAAAAGTTTTAGAGACTTGTAGAAAAGAAAATAAAAGAATATATTGCTATAGTGGTCCTGATTGGGATAATTATTATAGTCCTCCTAATGAAGACCATAAAAGGTTAAGAGAGTTCGCTGAAGTACATAATGCATTAAAAGAATATAATGTTACATACATTGGTAATCGTTTGGGTCAGCATTATTTTAGTTTCTGGGTAGATTTTGTGTATGAAAATTTAAGTGGATATACACAATTTGACCCTTATAATTTTAATGATGAAATCAAACCATTTATGTGTCTCAATAGAAAACCTCATCGTCATAGAGTTGAACTAACAAATTTATTAGAAAAACGTAACTTATCAACTTTAGGGCATGTTAGTATAGGTGGAGAGAGAGTCTTTTTGCAAACTGATATAATTAATCCTGAAGGTGATAAAGCAGTAGGCGGAGACATAGGAATTACAAACGATATTAGTACTTTAGGGCATCCTCATAATTGGAACAGCCATTTTCTTAATGTGGTTACAGAAACTACAACATATTCTGATGTATTTATAACAGAAAAAACACTGAAGCCTATTTTAGGAAAACGTCCTTTTATTATTTTAGGTGATTATAATTTATATAAATTATTACAAGATTGGGGATTCGATACTTTTGATGATTTATTTGGTACAGGATATAATACAACTAACCATGAAAAAAGAATAGATTGGATAATCAATGTTATAACAGATATTGTTAAAGAGAATAACTTTAAAGATATGCTAAACGACCTTAAGCCTAGATTAGAACATAATTATGAAAACTTCATAAGGATTGCAAAGATCAATAGAAGAAACATAGAGAATCTACTTGACAAATAACACTTTTTTGCTATAATAATGGTATAGTTAATTAAGGAGTAACTAATGTCAGATACAAAAAGTGCAAAGACAGAAAGACCACAAGATAGAGTTGCTAAAGCTCTAACAGAAATACCTGAAACATCTTTAACGTCTGTAGAAATAGAAGATAAACTTATTAAGGCAAGGATAGAAATGTTAATTTCTGCTCCTTTCTTTGGTAATTTGGCTACTAGACTTAGATTTAAAGATGCTACAGAATGGTGTCCTACTCTTGCAACTGACGGCAGATACTTTTACTATAACAGGAACTTTGTTGCGGCAATGAGCGATGGCGAAATTGTATTTGGTATTGGTCATGAAGTATTGCATTGTGTGTATGATCACTTTGATGCAACTAGACGTGGCGACAGAGATCCACGTTTATGGAATATTGCAAACGACTATGTTATTAATGCTGATTTAATTGATGCTAAAATTGGAGAGGAGATCAAATTAGTACAAATTTGTTTTGATTGGAAATATAGAGGTATGGTATCTGAAGAAATTTATGATGACCTATTCCAACAAGCAAAAGAAGAAGGCAGGGTAATTGATGTTGAATCTTTTGATATGCATTTAGACAGAGGAGAAGGAGACGACGAAGGAGCAACTGGAGAAGGTGGAGAAGCCAATTCTGAAGGTGGCGACGAAAAAGGTCCTGCAAAATATACTGCTGAAGAAAAAGAGCAGATTTCACAAGAGTTTAAAAATGCTACTATGCAGGCCGCCAAGGCGGCTGGTGCTGGTAATTTGCCAGGTGGTGTTAAAAGAGTTCTTGATAAATTGTTAAATCCGCAACTTGATTGGAGACAATTAATTGCTATGCAAATTCAGAGTGTTATAAAGAGTGATTATACTTATCAGACACCTAGCAGAAAAGGTCTTAATGAAGGTTTTTACTTGCCAGGAATGGACAGAGAAACTACAATAGATGTTGCAATATCCATGGACGTATCAGGTTCTATATATGATGAAATGTTGCGAGACTTTTTATCAGAAGTTAAAGGTATTATGGATCAGTATACTGATTTTAGAATACATTTATTCTGTTTTGATACTGAAGTCCATAATCCTGTAACATTTACACCACACAATATGGAAGAGTTTTTAGAATACGACATTCAAGGTGGTGGCGGTACTGAATTCGATTGTGTATTTGATTATATGAAAGATGCAGGTATTGTTCCTAAGAAACATATTATGTTTACTGACGGATATCCTTGGGGTAGTTGGGGTGATGAAAACTATTGTGATACTTTATTTATAGTACATGGCTCAGGCTATGGAGGCAAGAGTCCTGTAGCACCTTTTGGTATTACAGTACCTTATACTAGAGAAAATGATTAATTACACAACTGTTCTTACTAGAGAAGATTGGCAAAATTTACATGGTAACGAAGTATTTGTTACTATGTTGCGTAATAAAGTCAAAGTTGAAATACAAAAAGATAGAAAAGTTGTTAGGAATTCTGACGATTACAGAGCATCTGGTGAGGATTCATTACTAGACATTGTACTTGAATACATTAAAACAATACCTGAGGATCTTGTTTATTATGATATAGAAGATGTTTTTGGACATAAAACTATATATGTATATTTTGCAAGTCCCATAGACAAGGAAAACTTTTATCATTACTATAATATGCAATCAGGTATAGAAGAAATAAGAAAATAGACCATTTTTATTACCTATACATTAAGTATAGTGTTAAATAGTGGTATAGAAAATTTAATTTATTGGAGAAAATAAATGGCTGATAACAAGAAAACAGAAGCAGAAGCAGTAAATGAAGAAGTTGCAACTGCAGAAACAGAAGCACCAGCAGAAGCTCAAGGGTCTGAAGTACCTGAAAGCATTGGTTTACAAGATCTACAGTTACTAGCACAAATTGTAGACTTGGCTTCACAAAGAGGTGCCTTTAGAGGTAATGAGCTTACGCAAGTAGGAGCAGTTTTTGACAAACTTTCTACATTCTTAAACTTTGTAGCAGAGCAAAATGCGGCTAACGAAGAAGCAGAAGCAGAAGCACCAGCAGAGGCTCCAGAAGGAGAATAAAATGGCAGTATTAAAACATGTAGGAAAATATGGTGAAAAACCATGTGTTGTGGTTTTTAGAGAAGTTCCTAACGAACCAGAAAATGCTCTAATTGTTGAGACAACTTCTTTAGATGATCAAAAACATGATGATTTAATGAACATTGTGCAAAGTTTAGAAGCTCAGGAATCAAATGAAATTTCAGAAGTTTTAAGTAGAAGGCAATTTACAGACGGCAGTAATGTACTAAATGATTTGCATTTTAGTAAAAAACTTATTAAAGTATCAAGTGATTTAGTATTTTTAACACCTACACCTACAGATAAGATTGCATTATCAGAAGTAAATAAGGAAATTAAAAAGTTAGACGAAGGTACTAATCCTCCTCTTAACACCGAAGTTAATCCTGATACATTAATGGAACAGCAAATTGATCAGGCATCAGTTAATAGTCAAGCAGAAGGATTACTGGCTCAAGCAGAACTAATTGAAGGTGATGCAAAAGCAATGATGGAAGATGCCAAAGCAAAAAGACAAGCGGCGTATGATTTAGACCCTAGCCTAGCACCTAAAAAGGGACCAGGCAGACCACCTAAAGAATCTTAAATGTCTAACGGTAAGGCTCGAATTGTAGTACTCGGGCGTTCCAAAAATAAGTCAATGCAGATAAATTCTTTCCTGAGTGAAATTTTCACCCAGGAAATACCTGCAGAATTTGTTAGTATGGTTACTTTACGATATAAAGACGGCTCTAGTAAAGAAATTGATAATATACAAAACGATATTATACTAGATGATCTAAGTAATTTTTTCGGTAAGCAAGACATAGATGCAGTTGTCCAAGAAGTGGAAATCATAGTAGAATTAGATCTAATTCATTCAAGTATTGGCGGTCATGTCAATAACATATTAAGTAAACATTTTAAATAAAAGTTATTAAAAAGGCTTGACATATTCAGGATATTTGCTATACTATATGTATATTAAATATTTAGGTAGGAGTAAATATGCCAATTAACAGAACTTTAGTAATAACAACTCAACACAGAGAAAACTATGCCGCTCATGACCAAGGTTATGAACATGGTGTAGATGAATCATATTGGAAGTTTAAGGGTGGTAGCACTTATTTTGTTACTGACTTAACTGAAGACAATGTCAACAGCATTGTTGCTAATGGCATTCCTACATTAACTAAACTTATAGAAAGCAAAAACGAGGCTTTCGAAGAGTATATCATCGACTGGGAGATACGTGATCTTGGTAAAAATGGCGACGGTAAAGGCCCAATTTGTGAGAGTTGGGAGATTCCTGTTCAGTTCTATTATGAGGACAAGCAATGGAAATGTCGTACCCATCACACCCCAGGCGATGAATCTTATTGGAACTCTGCTATTATCAGCAGAGCAGAACAATGGATACCTGGTGAGGGTGGTACTAGGAATGACTATCAGTGTCAATACAAAACTGCAAATGGTTGGTTTGATCAGAAAGATCCTCAACTTAAAACAGAAGTGGAGGCGGCGTAATGACTGGTTATATATTATTTTTAGCATTATTTGTTTGGATTGTTTCTTATGTGAGACTTCCCAAATGGACTTTCCCACAAGTAAATGTAGTACAAAGAAGTAATTTCGCTACTCTTAATAGTATATTTGTTATAGTAACTTATATAATGTATATGTTGGCAAATGCATAATGATAGAGTTTATGCAAACAATATTTACAAGCATCTTATTTTTAACAATAACACGTTTTAGTGTTAGGGACGGATTTTATCGTGATTGAGATACTACAAGAAGTAACAGATTGGGGAAAGTATAAGATTGCTAACGGAGTTTATCACGTTAATAGTGCAGGACAACTTGTCCAACATAATGATACGGTATTTAAAACACCTATCAAACAATTCAGTAAAACAAGACGCAAGTTTAAAAAGATTGGTGAAAGAGCTGAAGAAATTGCTCCTAATGTCAAAGTAGTCAAAGGGTCAAATGGTAAAACATATACTATTGAAGAGGGTAAATGTAGTTGCCCTGGTTATACTTTTAGAGGCAACTGCAAACACATTAAAGAATTTGTTTAATTTTAGGAATTGCGATTTCTGTAGCCCACCTTTTATGTGCATAAGCACTTAAATGATGACAATGATTATGTGTAGGATGGCCAATTGGATCTTCCATAGTTTCGTAATCCCAAGCCAAAGCATCAGCAATACCTGTATATAATTGTAAGCTCTTTTCAGGCACAAAATCGTAAGTTAAACCGTCAATATAATATTGTTCTTTTTGTTCATCAGTTAGTTTATATCGTTCTTGTATATTCTGTTTCCAGTTAAACGTATTTGGGCAAAACAGGAACGGTACATTTGCTCTTTGCATTTGATTTACAGCACTTTCCATCATATAGTATTGTTTATGTGCTTCTAGATCTGTATCATATAAATTTATATAGAAAGTTTTCATACTTTCCCATTGTGCCTTGTTCATATGAGCAGGTAAATCGTCCCACCAAACACAGGCTTCTTCATATGTTCTAGAGAAGTCATCATATGTAACTAATCCAGTCATACTTTGATGCATTATGGTAGGTTCTATATCAGGATAGCAAGGGTGGTTCCACTCGTTAGTAAAAAACTTATCTACACTATAGTCTGATTGCTTTAAACCTTTTTCTATTTCGTATAAATTACCACGATGGTTCCAGTCAAATCTATCAGGAGTTGTCCAATTTACAACTATAAAATCAGGATTTAAATTTTTGATTGCATAATCTATTTGTAACCTTATATTAAAGTTACTTCCGCCTACTCGTGCAATGTTTTGATAGTCCCAGCCAAGTTCGTTGGAGATAAAATAGCCATATTCTGTATCAGGATATGTATAATCTCTACTACTCCAACTGCAACCGCAAACTACTAATTTCATATTACTATTTACTTAAATATAGATATGGAGAAAATATATATTGGTTATGATCAGCATAACAAATTTACTATGGAAGATAATCTTTCCAGGTGTTTTGGTAATACTGATTATTTTATCTCTACAGACACAATAATGATAGAAGGCAAGTATATATACCATTTAATACTGACTGCTATGTTAGACGCAGAGTATGTGTTTGATATAAGCGATAAAGTTGTACAAGACATACAGAATGGAAAGTGTTTCCTGCTCTTTGATTACACTTTTGAGAGCAGAAATAACAGCATACAGCATGAGTATGACCAGTATAAAAGCATAATAGACAACACTTTAAGCAAATATAATATACAAAAACCATACTTTTATGTAGATGGTAATCCATATAATAGTCACGATTTAGACTTATATTTTAACAGATTTATTGTTGAAGTAGGGAGGGCATGTTTACATCCTATCAGAGAGGATAGTGATGTTATGGTGTTTGAAGTAGTGCAATCTTATACAGAACGTGAGTATAAAATATCTAGTTTTAATAGGCGTCCAGATGAAAACAGGTTTAAATTTGTTGATGCATTTAAAAATAATCCTGATGTTTTATGTACATTAGGAAAGCCAGATGAGTATGACATGGATTTTTATACACAAGATTTCCCAGAGCTTGTACCTATGTTACCTATGGAATATGATCTTAGTTTAGACTTAGAAGTACCAAATTTAGTAAGTATAATGGGTTGGGAGTTGCAACAATTAAGTTATATACAAGTTGTAAATGAAAGTTTGTTCCATTATAACAAAGGTCATATGTTTATAAATGAAAAAACACTTAAACCTATTGCATGTTTACAGCCTTTTATTTTAAACGGAATGCCAGGTAGTTTAAAGCATCTACATGAATTAGGATTTAAAACTTTTGGTAAATGGTGGGACGAAAGTTATGACTCAGAACTAGATTTTGTCAAACGTACAGATAAAATTATAGATATTGTTACAGAATTATCTAACTTAACCCATAATAATTTAATAGATATGCTACAAGATATGAACGATATCTTACTGCATAATAGAAATCATTTAGTAAAATTACCTAGAGAACACTCTATAGGTTTATATAATCAAATTATCAATACTGGGTATTAATCTTTCAGCATAAGCCTTGTGGGCAAGTGGAGATATGTGGCTACTTAGTAATCGTCCTGGATTTTCATCATAAGTATCATACAATTTGCTATCAACTTCTGATAACATACTTGCAACACCATCAATTTTATTTCTCTCAGGTATCATATCCCATAATGGGTAGTAACTGTCTTTTAATATTTTTTGTGGATCTGTTTCTCCACGTAATGTTTGTAAATCATGTAAAAAGTCTAATGTATTAGGACTCATTAAAAAGGGTATATCGTGTCTCTGTAATTCCTGTATAGCACTTTGCATTATGTATATTTGCTTGTGACACTCTAAAGCAGTATCGTATAGATTAGTGTAGTAATGTCGCAATGCATTCCAATTTTGTTCAGTACAAGTACTAGACATAACAGGATAAGTTTCACATACTTCTGTAAAACTTAGTTGTAAATCTTCACAAAATAAACTTTGGAATGTGTTAAATGCTATTGTGGGATCTACTAATTCTCCAGCAGGATGAAGCTCATCGTCAGGTGAATGTGTGCTAGTTGTATAACTTACATGTTTTAAACCTTGTAAAGGATTGTATTCCTTGCCGCCAAAGTTCCATTCTATCCTTGCTGGATTAGTCCAATTTATAATAAACAAATCTGGATTTTCGTTTTCTATCGCATGTTGTATTTGCAGTCTTATTATAAAATTACTGGCACTTACAACTGCGGTATTAACATAGTCCCAACTATAATGGTCAGCAATAAGTTGGCCAAACTCTAAACCCGGTTGTTGTCTGTCTCGGCTACTCCAACTGCAACCGCAAACTGCTAATTTCATCAAAAGTTCCTCTTATCTAGGCATTTCTGTATATATGTATAAGCAGTATCTATTGTGTCTTTGTTTATATCTAAATGATAAAAAGGTATATTATAGTCCCTAAACATTTTATACATTTTATCGTCTATTCGTAATGCCTCATTATAATCTTGTGCTCTGCTACTACCGTCCCAATCTTGATCTACTCTTTTGCACATAAAGTTTATGTTTTGATTTTGGTTAAAACATTCAAATGCTATCTTATCTAATGTATCGCTATAGTGAGGATCGCCATAGGCATCTCGATATATAGAACTTAACATTACAGGTGAATCAGTAATACAAATATCTACTTTATCTTGCAATCTTTTAACTCTGCGATTTTGCTTTGCCATTACATAAAGTTGGTCTTCCAGAAGGTCTATCCTATTTTCCCATACACACATTTTTGCATACTCGTTTACATGCTCAGCAGTATATCCATTTATTTTCATCTTATGAAATATACCTGCGGCCTGTGTGCTTTTACCTGAGTTGGGTCCGCCAAAGAAATTTATTACTATCATTTGTATCCTATTTGCATAAATCTTGTGTAAGCAGGAGTTTCCATTGCTCCTATATAAATTGTTTGAGATAAAGGATATTTTTCTTCCATCTCTTTTGCAGTATAACATGGGTTTATATGTCCGTCAAACTCTTCTGAATTATTTGTTTGCATGATAATTAGTTGGTCATTGTCTACAGTATCAAACCAACCTGTACTCATATGCTCACAACTGGTGTTAATTATCCAGTCTGGTTTTACGTTAATTAATTCACCACTTGTTTCAAACTCCATGGCACTACAATCTAACATATCCACATCATGTACTACACCTTTATATTTCCAACTGTCTTGAACAAATGGTTGATTTAATTTTTCTGATTTTTCTATTGCTTCCGCATCAGTATCTATACCATAAATTCTTTCTATAGGAATATACTTATGTAAAGGTTCAACTAATGCACCGATCCAACCCCCTAAAATTGCTATTGTTGGTCTAGGTATTTTAGGATAAGCATGATTTAACTCTTTTAATAACCAACTTTTACTTGCTAATTGCCCTTTGCTAAAAGCATGATTGGGATAGTAACTATTATGTTGTACAATATGCTCAAAATAACTAGGTGTGGGTTGCCAAAAGCCGTCGTCTATATATGCCGAGACTTCCCTCCAATTTTTTAGTTTAATGACTTCCATTTTTCCTCTAACCATTTATAATCATTTATCTTATCTAGTTCTGCTAGATTATTTTTATTTGCTTTTGCAAAAGTGTTCCCCTCTAGTGCTCCGCTTACTGCTTCAGCAGTAAACTCCTCTTCGCCCCTAGTGTTTAACCAAGTTTCTAAACGTTGTTTACTTTCTGCATCATCATTAAGTGTGAGTTTTACACACTCTCTGAACGCACTCCTCCAAGTGCTAAATGCATCAGTATTAAATCTTGTTATGCAACTTACTTGTGGCATAGATTTAAATCTAGAACTTAGTCCTGTTGTAAAATCTAATCCCCAACTAGTGGCATTTCTAACCATTTCTGTTGGGAATAATTTTACTCCTCCATAACCGTATTCATCATTTGTGATTGGATTTTTACTTGCCCATACATGGACAACTTCATGATCATATACATCTGGTATATAGTCAAATTTAAAGTCTTTAACAATTTCTGCGTCAGCATCTACTACCCAAAACATGTTGCTTTGCACTCTTGTAGAAGCAACTTTATGTGCCTCAAATATTCCTTTAACATCTCTTACCCATATAAGATTTAAATTAATTTTTTCCTGTCTTATATGATCTTGTAATATTCTGAACTTATGGTCAGCATTTTTTTCTTTGTAACTGAGAAATACTATATCATAAGGTTTTGTATAACAGCCTTTTTCTTTAACATAATTGATGTTTTTAATTCTGTTTAATCTTAAGTCATCAGATTTGATGGTTGAATAATCGTTGCTGGTAGGCCATAATCTTAAACCTCCGTATGCATGAACTTTTTCTGTGGCGGGATTTACTTTTTGCCATGCATGTACTTTATTTGTTTGAGTTATTGTAGGCAGATATCCACTGTCGAGCAAACTTTGATTCACTTTCACATCTGGGTCTACAGTCCAAACAAAGGGAGTTTCTATATCCTTTATCGCGTTTATAAACTCGTTCTTTTCTAAACTTTGCAAGTGAATAACAGGCCATTTAGGCCTAAGGCTCGCAATAGTATTTATTTGTTTTAAGTGATCGAATGAATTGTTTTCTATCTCTTTATCTGTATACTCGTTGTCTAAAAATGTATGTTTAGGCACTAGTCTGACGCTCGTATACGCATTGTCTTCATTTAGGAATACATGTACGTTATGTTGATCATATTGTGTGGGGTAATAATCAAACTTAAATTCAGGGTCTATTTGTGTAAAAGCATCTACAATCCAGTACATATTACTGTTAGACTGTGCTGATAGACGCTCATAGACGCTCTGTAAGCCATTTTCGTAATCAGATGCCTGTAAGTAATATACAGGATATTCCTTTTGTACGCAGGAAGGTTCTCTAATATATTTAGGCCTTCCTTTAGTTTGTTTTACTTTAGGATATAATGTAACACCGCCGTAATCGTACTGTCTTTTTGTTACTGGATTTAGTTTTTGCCATACATGAGTCTTTCCTTCGTCCCATGTATCAGGTATAAAATCAAAATTAAATTCATCTAATACATCAACATCAGGATCTATTACCCAAAACCACTCATGTTTAGATTTTTGTCTGCCATCTTCTTCAGAACTAAATGTTTCAAACTCTACTATTTCTATATCTGTTAATAAACCTTGGTATTTTATGTCGTCAGTATTAAACTTTTTTGGTACTAACTTTATACCACCGCATCTGTTATCGCTCACATTTGTTATACTACGTGGATACTTATGCTCTAACTGATTTGGTAGTTTAAATATATTAATAAATTTTTGTTCACTATATGCAGGAACCCACTTAAACACTTCAGATATGACATGTTCGGAATCTACGAGCCAATAAGCATCTGTTCTACTTTTTCTGCTGTATGTATTATAATCATTTAAATCATCTGTAAAGAATATATCATACCTTACTGGTACTGTATCTGTGTGTAGTTTCTTTTTGGTAAAGTCAAAGTTTTTATGTATTAAAAATATACCAGCAACTCGATCGTCCCATAGCTCTGTTACCTCAGGTAAATATCTATGCTCCAATCCCCATTTAAAAACATGTATATATTCTCTTTCATGCTTTCCAGGTACATATAATAGTTTACCGTTAAAATCATAGTCTCTATCTACTACCCAAAACCAGTCTGTTTCTGAACGTTTAGCATAATACTCAAATGTTTCTGCATCAAAGTCTTTGTTTGTATAGAATACATCATAGTTCTCATCTTCAACTGGGCAGTCTTTATGTATTTTAATTTCTGCATTTTTCCATTTCTTAGGTACTAAACGGATACCTCCCATCTCTTCTGGATATTTTTCAGTAAGTTGATATGGCATACGAAAAACATGTATCATGTCTTGTTCAAATGGATTAGGTACCCAGTCTAATGTGCGTTTGTTTACTTTATATTGTCCGTCGATTAGCCAAACATAGTCGTGATTAAATGTATTTCTCTGGGCATAGTCATCAATATCTTTTACAAGCATTACAGGATATTCTAGATTAATATCTAAGAAATTATGATATTTTGTATCTGCGGTTTTCCATTCTCTGGGATATAATTTTATACCGCCTTCTTCTGCAGGATACTTATGCTCTAATTGTCCACGTAAATGAAAACTATGTATAAAGTTAGGTTCGAAATTACTTGGAGCCCAATTTATATCTTCTGGTAACTTGTATTCTTTATCTATACACCATACATGACTTGCGTACGGATTTTTATCAAAATATTTTCCTGGTGTTTTAGTGAATAATTTATCAAAAGTTTTTTTACAAACTATTTTGTTTATTTCTTTAGTTCCTTCAGACTTGTTTTTTGGCAGTAATGTTACACCACCGTAATTTTGATTATCCCATTTCCACACATGAGTATAACCCATATCGTAACTATCAGGTCTAAAATCAAATATATCCATGTCTATAATTTCTATATTAGGATCTATTACCCAATACATTTTTGTATTTGGTATTGCTTGGTCTACAGATTTTATTTGTTTAGCGAATGGAAAAAGATCTGCAAGACTATTGTTTTCTCCTATGTAAAATATATCAAACATGTTTATTCTTTTCCAATATATAATTTACTGCATCTTCTATTTCATCTATGCCTTTATTAATACCGTCCCATTTTTTATGTAGTTCTTCTCCATAGACAGGACATACTCCTCTATGATCAGGTAAGTCGCCACCGCAAAAGTGACATCTGCCTTCTAGTTTTCGTTGGATTTTATGCCAATCAATCTCGGACATGAACCTTTACTCCATAGTGTTGAGCAAAGGCTTTGGCATCTTCTTCATCGTTTACAATAGGTTGTCCTTTTATGTTTAAACTTGTATTAAGTAACATTGGACAGCCTGTTTCTTCGTAAAACTTTGTAAGAAGTTTATGTAAGTCAGGATGTTCTTCCTTGCGAACTGTTTGAACACGGCTTGTTCCGTCTTCATGAATAATTGCAGGGAACTCATCTGGCTTTTTACACTTTGCTACAAACTGCATGTATGGTGCATGTGAAATACCTCCTGGCATTTCAAAATATTCATGCACATAATCTTCCAAAATCATTGGTGCAAATGGTCTAAATTTTTGACGTTTTTTGATAACGTTCATCTTATCTTTTACGTCAGGCCCCCTTGGGTCTGCACATAGGCTTCTATTACCTAATGCACGTGGCCCAAATTCAGCTCTACCATTTGCTATTCCAAAGAGTTCCCCCTCTTTTAAACTTTTTAATGCTTTTTTAATTGGATACTTACCCTCTATGTTGTATCCTAAATAAGGTGTTTCCCACTTTACACGTTCACCTGTTTTATTGTATAATTCTAGAGCGGCGGCACCTAAACTGCTACCACAATCACCTGGGTTAGGCATTATAAAAATATTTTTAAATATATCTGTAAGCATACTATTTGCTACACAATTAAGTGCAACTCCACCCATATAGACCAAATTGTTACTACCAGTAATTTCTTTGGCATATTGGGCATAAGCATTTACACGTTGCTCAACTTGGTCTTGTGCGGCCGCGGCCATATCAAATTCGTCAACACCCACAAAACTATTTTTAGGTAATCCTCTTTGTAGGTTTTCTTTCATCTGTATTGTTCGACTGTGACTCATCCACGGGTGTTTCATTCTAAAAAATCTTTTGCCCATTTTTTTACTTAATGGTTTCCAGTTTTCTGGCTTACCGTATGCGGCCATGCCCATTAAGATATATTCATCTTCCATTGGCTTAAGGCCTACATGATGTGTAACAGCACTATAAAATAATCCTAAACTACTTGGAAAAGACGTAGTATGCATTTTTTTAAGATTGCCGTTCTGCCATTTCCATATAGTAGCAGTATCAAATTCACCAATAGCATCTATAACCATAACAGCACATTCATCAAAATTACTACTTAATACACCTGCGGCCGCATGTGTTTCGTGATGTAAATAATCTTTAATAGGTATATCTTTTAATTCAGGATAAAACTTTTTAATCCATTGGCGTTGTGTGGGCTCTCTTAACCCATACCAATTTCTTCCATATATGTTTCTTAGTTTTTTAAGCCATGCTTTTTCATGTAATACAATTACATCTGGTTTTCCGCCTTCGATTGCGGCACCAACTAGCTCATGACTTAGCCATGGATCATTTTTTATTTTACTATAACGTTCTGAATGCCCAGCAAATTCTATTACTTCGTCCTGTAGCATACAGGCACCAGCATCATGAAATCCAAAACTAAGTCCTAAAATTCTCATTATCTATAAACAAATGGGTCTCTTTTTCTTAACTCTTCTAATTTCTTTTTTAATTGCTCTTCCTCTTCAGGAGTCAACTTTAAGTCATCGTTTTCCTTTTTAGGGTTTGGGGTATTATTTTCTTCTGTCATGTAAAATATCTCCATCTGTACATTTCTATAAGGGTTTCAGCCATCTCATCATATATTTTTTCATCAGTTATATGTTTTGTTTCGCTAAACCCATTAGGGTAGAGGTTCATATATTGTTCTATAAAACTTTCTTCCGGCTTATAGTATTTACTTGTATCTATGCTATTCCATAGTGGTATCTGGCAGTTATGCGGTATGCTATTAAACATGTTACAAAAAACATAATCTATATTTTTACTTTCTAAATATGTTTGTAATGCATACTGATATGTAACTGTATCTTCTAAACCAGTAGACCAATCTGCTAAATGTAAATCTGCATATCTATAAAACTTTTGTAAATCTACATTTTCACTTTGCTTATATAATGTGTAATCTTTGCGTTCACCATCAAAACTAAACTCAAATCTTTCGTGTGTACTCCATCCTATAAAAACTAGGTCTACGTTATTGTTCTCACAATATTCCATTGTTGTACGGAGTATACGATGATTTCCACCACCACCTTTAGCAATATTTGTCACATCAGAATTAAGTTTTTTTTGCAAAAAATATTTTAAACCCTTATCACATTCACTTGCTTCTACATGGCTACAACCATTTAGTAAAATATTCATCTGTTTGATTTATACATTAACCTGTGTAATTCTGGCAATGCTTCTTCCATACTTTCGTTTCTTTGTTTGTCTAGTAATTTTGTATATTTTTTAAATGTTACTAGCTCTTGTTCCCAATTTTCTTTTCTGTTTTCTTTTAATGCCTTTATAGTTGCATTTATACTTTGCACGTTTTCAGGTCTATTTGCTAGAACTTTGCTTTGTTTTAGCCACTGCTCTAATCTACCTGCGGCTACTTCACGTACCTGCTCTGGGCAGTTTCTAAAGTCTAAACTTGTAGGATAATCGCATATTAAGAACGTTACAAATACTTCTCTGCCATATTCTATTTCTAACTCTTCTATAAATGTAAGTAATTTTGTAATTGTTAAAACATTATAGATTTGTATAACAGGACTAAACAGTACAGTACCAATAACATCACTAGCACAATATTTCCGCAAGTTTTTCTCAACTTGTTTCCAATGACTTGCACCTCTGATATATTCATTCTCATGGCCATATGCATCTACACTTACACACATTAATACACTTTTAAACTGCTCTACCAAGTCCAGAAAACGTTTCTGAATGTTGGTCATGTTGCTATTGAATACTAGCTCTATGTCTTTCGCAATACCCATTTCCACACACTTTTCCATAATCCAATATACACGTTCTATAATAGTTGGTTCGCCACCTGTAAAATAAAGTTTACTTACATTAGGTAACCATTCCTCAACTTGTTTTAAAAAGTCTGGATCATCTTCCCAATTAGTTAAGTTATCAACAAACTGCCCCCAAGTAAAGTTATCTTTTATAAACTGCCCTGCTCTGGGTTCAGCAGTTTCTATCTTTTTATATTCCTTTTGAATTTGACTTGAATTTTGAGGTTGGCACATTCTACACTTCAGGTTACACATATTGCCTAGTCTAAAATCCAAGTACATTGGAGATTCTTCTACTTTATAGTCGTTGTTTATACTGCGTTCTATGATTTCGTGTATTTCTTCTCCTCTTCCGCTATATTCAAACCAGTCTCTTATATAGTTTGTTCTATAACTAGGAAAGCCCATATCTTCTAAATCATAACAATGTTCGCAACCTTTTACCACGTCGCCTTCTATCATTTGCTTACGGATTTTACGCATATGGTTGCTGTTCCAGACACTTTCTATTTTGTGTCCTTGATTTAAGTCAACCATTGAACCATCGTCATTTTTAAAATTATCACGAGCTACACAACACCAACTTACTGTTCCTGTTGGTTGTGTCATTACATGTATCCAGGGATAAGGACAAAATGTTTTACTGTATTCGTTACCACTCATGTTTTATTAACTCATATAATTGAGGAAATGTGTCTGCAAAACTTTCGTTTCTATACTCATCTCCAAATTTTGTTGTATGTATAAACTGCTTAAAATACTCCTCACTATATTGTTCGCCGTTCATAAAATCTAAAGTATTTTTTATAAACTCTGGTTGCTCTCCATCGTACATCTGTGTTATACTTTGTTTTACATTTGCAGGTAAGCACTTAGCACTCATATGCTTGGGTTCAAATACCATGTTATAATGCAATCTCATAGGCAAGTGTTTCTCACAAAATTGTGTGAGAGCATTCATTGTACATATATTTAGTATGCCTATTGTTTGAAATATACCGAACTCGAATTTGCCTTCTAGTAATGCAAACTTGTTCATATTGTTAATTACTTCATCAAACTTACCAGGGTGCCTTATATAATTAAATCTATTATCTATATCATCTATACTAAAAAATATTAGAACACTTTTAAATTGTTTCCATAAGTCAACCTTATCTTCTGGAAATATACTGCCATTAGTATTATAACTAATACTTATATCTTTTGCTACGCCTAATTCTACACATCTCTCTAATATTTCATAATGCCTATCTATCAATAAAGGTTCGCCGCCAAAAAATTCTAGTTTTTTAATATGGGGTGCCCAATGATCTATTTCTTTCCAAAAGTCTTCGTTACGTTTAGGCCAACTACCTAAGTGATTAAAGTTTAATACTCTAGTCTTATTGTTAGAATCTATTGCTATTTCTTCTTTACCCCATTGACTACTTGCAAAACTTGTACATATTCTGCATTTGCTATTACAAATATTTCCTAATTTTAAATCTAATGTTATTGGTGTTTCAGTAGGTTGTACTAAATTATCTAATCCTAATTCGTTTTTATAGTATGTGAGTTCTCTTAGTCTTTTACTTTGTATTCCTGCGTCTTCTTCCTTCCAGCAATTATCACATGCTTTAGGTTTTTTACCTGATAAGAAATCTCTGCGGTATTGTGTTAGCCATTTGCCTTGCCATACATCACTTAGTTTATCACCATTACTTAAACTTTCAGGGGCGGCATCTTGCATAATACAGCAAGGGGATATCGTGCCATCAGTTCTAGCCTCTAAATTTACAAATGGTAATATACAATAGCTCACAGACTTGCCAACTCCGGATATACGTCATCGAAATTTTCTTCCCTCAATTTATCAAATTCTTTATTAAATGCCTTGAATTCTTCTAGTAAATGTGTGTGATCATCATCTAAAAACTGTATAGAACTTTTATATCCATCAGTAGCTCGTCCTATATTATCTTGTGGCTCTAACCATTTTAAATGTTTTTTCCATTTAGATTTAATTTCTGCTTTTAAACTTTGTGGTAGCACACTCATTCTAAACCTTTCATTGTTTAGTAGTACATTCATATACCAGTCTCCTGGTTTTATATATCCTTTATCTACCCAACTTCTATGAAAGTCAGTAATATGCCAGGCGTTATAGGCACTAACTGTTGCACTAATATAAAAATCTACTTCAGGCGATTTTTCTCTTAATTGTTTTATATTTTTTTCAACGTCTGCCCATACAGTACCTTTACGTTGATATTCTCCACGTACGCCTTCTGCATCTAAACTGGCTCCAACACTAATATTATCAAAGTTTTTCCATAAATCTAATACACTTTGTCCTTTGTATTCTAATGTTGTAAAGTTTGTATTATAAAATATTCGTATATCAGTTTTGCCCATTTCAACAAGTCTATTCATAATGCCCCAATGCTCGTCCATTAGAATAGGCTCGCCACCAGCCCAATATATTTGCTCTATATGTTCCAACATAGGATCAAATTCTTCCATAAAGTTATCTACATCTTTACGAATTTGTATAATTCTTTCTGTAGGACTTACATTAAATGTACTTGCCTTTGCATCAGCATACCAATTACTACTAAGTTCAGGTCCGCAATATCTACAACGTAAGTTGCAAACATTACTAAATCTAAAATCTAAGTATACAATGTGTAGATCATCGAGACTACCGTCTGCATTTGTTTTTTCAACTTTGTCCCAATGAGGTTCTAACCAGTCTCGGTTACTTCTTACTCTTAAACTATCGTGTCCTTTTTCTTCTTTTTCATAACAACGCACACACTCTTTACATTTTGTTCCGTTGAGCATATTTAAACGAATTTGTTTCATTCGCTCACTGTTCCATACTTCTTGTAAACTATTTTCTCGCAGATCGCCTATATTGTGTTCCCATGGAGAATCACAGCAAAGCATAGTTTTGCCATTAGGCCACGGGTGCATATGAATCCAGGGTAGGATACACATTACATCATTATCGTGATCTTCAATATTTGTGCTGAATTCCATGTTTATCCAAAATTTCTATTAGCTCTGGGAAAATTTCCCTCCAACCTTTTTCGTGTTGGCGTATCTTATCTAACTCGTCATTGTACCGACAAAAGTGTTCCCATTTAACTTCGTCCCAATCGTCGTCATTATACATGCTTAACAATGTTCCAAGTTCATGTCTGTTACCCATCGTTTTTCTAAACTTGGCATGGGCCTCGTGTCTCACGACAGGAGGTAATATTCCAGGCGATAGGTAATCAGGGTCATATACAAAGTTCATATCTACAGGCACCGGTGCCCAATTTAAAAACTCATCTAAATAGATATAACTATATGCACTAACTGTTTGTGTAATCCTTACATTCAGTTCTGGCACTTGCATTATTTTATTTAAATTTTCTTCTACTGCTGACCATTCAGTAGGGTATCTGATGTATTTGTTTCTGTGATCAAGGTCGTCTATACTAGGACATACTCTTGCTTCTTTAAATTCTTTCCATAATGGTATTGCTTTGTCTGGTAACTGTGTCATGTTTATATTATACCATAATATAATATTTTTACTACGGCCACTTTCCACAAGCATTTCTAAAAACTTCCAATGTGCTTTTATTAATGTAGGCTCTCCGCCATTTATATAAAGTACTTCTAAATTAGGTGCACATTTAAATAAATCCTCATAAAAATTTTCGTCTTCTGGCCATTGAAAATCATGTTTGTGATCTAACCAACTATAACCGTCATTTACGAAGTCCAGGGAATCCACAATTTTTTTATAGTCTGCCACCCAACGTGAACTACTTGCTGGATTACATGTGCGACACCTAACGTTGCATACATTACCAAGACGCAACTCAACAAAACGGAGGTCCATAGGTATGCTACCATCCTCACCTGTAATTCTGGATGAGTAATCGGCGTCAAAGTCCTTATATATCTTGGACTCGTAGATACGTTTGCTCTCAATTCCTTTTCTTTCTTCATCGTAGCATCTTTTA